CTGTGCCGGGCGGGCGGACGGTGCGTACTCGTGTCCGGGGTCCGCGCGGGTGGCGACGGGCGCGACCTGGTGCAGTTCGGACGGTCCCGCTCCGTCTCCGCGAGCCTCGACCCAGTCCTCTGGGTCGTAGTCGGGCCAATCGCTGTCGGGGGTGGGCCGGTTCGGGTTGGCGCTTGGCGGTAACGCAGGGAAGTCGGCTGGGTTGGCGGTGAACTTGGGCGCGTGGTAGTGCGGGCGCCCGGGGTCATTCAACAGGCAGTCCTTTGTTGTGCAAAGCACCAGCTTCTCTTTTTTCAGCTTTTCGGCGACGCGCCTTTCTGGACCGCTTTTGGGCGGCTCTTTGTTCTCCCCATTCTTCTTCTCCTTCATGTGGTAGTGCGATCCGTGTACGCCACTGGTTCGGCACTTTGGGTCGTGACACAAGTCGTAATCGTCGCGTGCGGGGTCTTCAGCTCCGATACCGAGAACCGGCGCGTCCTCTTCGGGCTGTTTGTTGTTGAGGGTGGGGCACTTGGACTTGTTGTGCCCCACTTTGCCGCAACTGTAACAGTGGTGCGCGTTGACGACTTTGCCCTTGCCTTTCGGACGGACGCCGTCGACTCCGTTCCCGTTGAGTGCGTGTGCCAGTCGATTCATCTTCTTTTTGTCGGCGAGCCAGGTGTACTCCACGTAACCGGAGCCGATCTGCTGGCCGCGGAATTCGCTCCTGTCCGGGGGTGGTAGGCTGTCGAAGTGGAGCGGCGTCCCGCCGGCGAAGGTGACGAGACTGTCCTCGATGGAGAGGACGACAACGTACGGGGCGGTGGGTCCGTGCTTCTTCCCGCTGTTCTTGGTGTGGAGGCCAACGACACGGTAGAAGTACGGAGCCGGCATGGGGCGTTTGAAGGTGCGTTTCGCCCTTGGTACGTTTTTGAAGTGTTCGTTGAATATGGTCACCTTCTTCTTGTGCGAGTTGACGTACGTCAGACTGCCGTCGGTCTGGATGTAGTGCACACGGGTGAGGTTGTCGTAGGTCACGGTGTGGTCTGCCGGGAGGCGCGTGTTCTTGATCCGCGTGGTGTCCTCCCGGAACTTCTTCGCTTCCGCGTTCTTCCTCTTCTGCTCGTCGCCTTGCATCCGTTCGAGGTTGTAGGTGCCGATCCGCGCACTCTGCTTCTTGCGCCCCCGGCGCTCGACGTCGTCCCAGTTGTCCTGGGTGGCGGGGTTGTCATACCCGACATCCACGACGTACTGGTCGTAAGTGTAGATGTTTTCTGATTCGTTGTCAATGTACACGTCGTTCTCTATCCATGAATTACCTCGGTTGATGTAATCGTAGTGATCGAGAGCGTTGATGTAGTACGGGTCGTAACTCATGATGCTGATTCGTAAACTCTATAGTGATGGCCCGTTGCCAACTTGGTTTCTTTGACGGTCTGCTCACGCAGCCGCCGATCGATGATTCTCCTCCATTTTGTCGTCAGGCAGAGATGACGAGGTCTCCGCGGTTACGGATATTATGGCGACACACAGCCCGATGCACGCCACGACGGCTAGTAGTACGCCCGTCACAAGCTTGATGGTAGCGGTGGGGTTCACTGACCTTTGCGCGTCTTGGTTTTCGGTTGCTTCTTGTTGGTCTTGGGGTTGGGTCGGAGCACGACGGTCCCGGTGTTCATCGGGGGTGGGCCCCCCGTCGAGTACGGGTTGCCCCGTGGGCCGGCCGGCACGTTGGGTGGTCCCGATGCCTTCAGGTCCGTCATCCCGACTCCCGGCTGGTCTGTCTTCGGATTCGCGTAGCGGACGGTCCCCGTTTTGTTTAACGACGCACGGGACGTCTGATCCCGTTTCCCTGGATAGCTCGGACAGTGGCCAGAGTGGGCATGACGAGGGCGGAGAACATAGGTGACGGGATGGTGGCGGCTGCCACCGTCCCGATTGCACATATTAGTTTCCACCAATTCCCGGTGTCGTTATCGTGGAACAGGGCGTTGTTGGGGATGCGTTTGATTATCTTCTCGTAAAGGTCCCAGGCGACTTCATCGTCTGAGGGCGAGGGGGACGCGAGCAACAGGTCGGGGTTCCCGAGCGCGGGGAAAGATTCGAGGAGAACCCGTGTGGTTAATTGGAGGGTGGAGCCGGCGGGGAGCCCGGTGTAGTACGACCCGCAGATGTCGATCCCTCCGTCGCGCACGCACGAGAAGGGGGCGGTGCGGGCGAAGGCGAGCGAGTAAGGAGCATTCGGCACAACACCGGTGTTGTATTGGGCGCGACACCATGTGTTGTTCGCGGTGTTTGGTTCGTCTGCCCTCATCACAAACAGAGGTTCGTAACGGCAGTACCTTGGATCGGGCTTCTTGTTGAACGTGCAGACCATATAGTTACCGAGTTTTGCGTCGGTGACTTGTGAGTCCGCAATGCTCATAGCTTCGTCGGAATTGGTTGGTGGCATGGTGTACATACCGGCGGGGTACGCGGAGGTGACAGCACTTGTCGTTGCCGGGTACCACGTCCCGTCCTTACGCGGGCAGGGGAGCCGGTAGTGTACAGCGGAACCGCCGGCGATGAGGCTTGGGCTGGTGTTGCACACCTTGTACCCGCACGAAATCATGCGGGTCAGGCCGGTGCACACGGAGCTGAGATTGCTCGTGATGACGAAGGACCCGGCAGGGTAGGTGAAGGTGCCGGCTGTGAAGTCGGCGGCCTCGGGGAGACTTGGGGTCCCTGACGGGACGGCGACAATGTTTATGAGTCCGATGGTCATGGGGTCCCCGTTGGCCTGGAGCCAGGGGCCGACGACATCAGCGACGTGGTTGGTGGTGTTCGCGATGGCGGGTTCGAAACGACAGAGCTCGGGGAATGTGAAGATGTGGACGTCGAATTGTCCGCCGCCGGGTGGAACGGTGATTTGGAAGGTGCCTGGAACGACACGCACCACAGAGTTACCCTTCGTGGAGTCGGGGAAACCGATAGCTCCGTAAGGCTCGTCGTGGAACGGGTCGAGCATCTGCACCAGGTTCCGGCACCCTGCGGGGGTGACGACACCTTTGGCCTCAGCGATGGTGAGTAGCTTTTCGAATTTGGTTTTGGTTGATAGTTTGTCGGTCATGTTTAATCTTGGTTTACTCTGTAGTCACGCGTGAGGCGTCTTTTGTGCCGGGTCAGGTCGCGGCTTACGCTCGCGGCGGTCTCCGGCGGCAACGACGGGTCTTAGGTTGAAGCCTAAGACATGGTTACCGGGCGTCGCAAGGGTTTACCCTTCTTCTCAAGCATGCCTTCCCGGACTAAGCAGCAGGGAAATT